GAATCAATATTTCCTCTAAAAACAGGTTGGATTTTACAGTTAAAATCTTGATTTGTTAATGTATTAACGCCAATAGTTCCCTTAATAGTAACTGAGATTGGTTCATAGTTAAATGACCCATTTCCAATAGAAGTAATATTATTGTATATGTTATTATTATAATAATAGTCTTTAGTAATACTTCCTGTTCCTATACCCGATAGTAGAAACTTATTATCATCTACTTTAGTTACATAATAATCAGTATTAGAAGAAATGCCGCTCACTGGGGTTGATCCTGGTGTATATCTAATAATATCACCTTCCATGTACCCATGACTTGGAATTATAAAGTTATTAGTAGCAGTATTAATTCCAGTAGAAGGTATCGTTCGCTTTTGATTCTTATACCCAAATCCAGAATTTGTTACTACAATATCAGTTACTATTCTTTTTCTTTCTAATGTTTCTAGAGATTGTGTATCTTTTCCTTTTGAAAGTATCGTTACGGTATTAATGCCTGATTTAGATTCAGACAAAGTATTGTGAAGTTTAACTGTATATGCATCAACTACATTTGCATAGTATACTGAGTTAGTGGACAATCCTAAAATTGTGTTTGATCCTCCAGTTTTGTATACTAACTTCTCAAAATCTCTAAACTTGTGAAAGGTCGAGAAACCTATAGTGTTATTAGATGTATTGACATTACTACTTCCAGCACCAGCATTGAAAGTAACTATGTGGGAAACAGACGATACATTAACTTTAGCAGCAGCATCTTGTCCTCCTCCACCTTTGATTTCAATTATTGGTGTATCAATATAATCATATCCAGTATCAATTATATCAATTCTTTCTAAAGATCCATGAACGGAAACATCACCAACAACACCAGATCCTTTAGTGTCTGTAACTAATAATGCTGGCGGGGTAATTACATCATAACCATATCCCTTATCAATAACCTCAAAGTTATTGATTTTACCATGGTATACACTTTTAGGAGATTTAAAGTTAAGAATTTCAACTCCATTAACCAGGATGCCGGTAGGTCCTGGTTGAGTGAAAAATGTGCCTGATTTATTATCTGGGGGCAGTACTTGACGTACAATATGTTGGGGTAAAAGTTGCTTACCGTAGTTGCTGTATAATATAATTTTATTGTTTTCTACAGAACCTATAGGTATAATATATTTGTTAGAAAATAAATCAGACTTACTCCTAGAAAGTTGAATTTGTGTAGCACTAACTCTCTTGACAAAATAAACTAACTCATCTAAGTTAGAGAATTGACTTTTAGTTTTAGTAATAAATTGATTACCATCTGGAGTATTGGTGATCGTTTCTGTTATACTACCTTTATAGAAAACTGTATCTCCAGTATATAATCCATGATCTCCTGCTGACTGCAGTTTCAATACTCCCAATCCAGTTGCACTGCCTGAGAAAGTGATTTCTTTGTTATATGGATTTAAAACGGTCTCAAGATATGATGGAATAGAATTGCTAGCAATTAGCAGGTCTCCATTAAACTTAGTATATACGTTTTGAATATTAGAATAATATTTTTGAATGATTGGATAGTTATTAGACAGTCCTTTCTGAATAATATTTTTTAGACTATATCTGAGTGAAAGTTCCGATGCTGGTATGGTTGAGGATAACTTAACTGTAAATCCTTTATTGGTATTGATTGACGTAACATAACCCTCTCGTACAATTCCATTTGAACCAATAAGTCTTACCTTATATCCATTATAAAAATAATGATTGGAATATAATTCTACTTTGTAAGTAGATTCACTTGCATCTACAAGAATAAGTTCTTTAACATTCCAGTCTGTTTTTATATTGAAAAACCAATTGTTCTCTTTAAAACTAGATGAAGGATAACCTAGTGTTTTAACACCAATAGTATCGTCAGAATTTAGAGAAAAAGTATCATCAAAGACATTAAAATCTTTAAGAGAACCAGTGATACGGACATTTATAATATCATCTATTCCTTTATAACTATAAGCAAAATCATTTTGTGTTACATTAGAGGTATTTGGTATTTCAGTGGTTAAGGTTGTTATTCCGATAAATTGGTTGATTGATTTTGAAGTATATTGAACAACTACATCGTTATAATCATTATCCTTCAGAATAATTTCTCCAGTACTACCAAAACTTACCGTGGAGTCAACATCAATAATAGTAGCACCAATACCTGCAGTGTTTACTAGTTGTGTCTTTGCTGCTGGTTCAAATGTGCTGTAAACTGTTCCAGTTACATCAATATCTCTTTGATATCCATAGTCAATAGAAACTTGATAATATTCGCTTTTGATATTGAATGCTTCTTTATCGATACCTAATGAAGCATAGTCCCAATTTAATTTTTCTACGTTACATACAGACCCTCTTGCTTTTGTAGAGTCCTGATATAGTGTACGAGATTTTAAATCTAAAGGATCTCCAATATTCTTCTCAACCACCATATCAATGGTAACTCTATAATCTGCATCAGATGGTTTAAACAGATATTCACTTGGCCTTATAACTGAAGAGTCTTTTCCATACAATGCTCTGAAAAGAATCTCAATTGAATCATCTGTGCCTTTTGAATCATAAAAAGATTTAGATCCAAAAATAAAGTTTCTTTGATTGAGATCACTAACTGTTGCTCTATCTTCAAATCCAGGAATGACTTGGTTTTTAAGTTTTCTAAAAAACTCTTTTAGAAAACGAATACTTAAATTATAAACTACGGTGTCTTTAGTATGACTTGCTGCTAAGGTTTCTTTAAATACTAGTTCATCTGGGGTATTTGTCCCAGAGTAACTTGTAACTCCACTGAAACCCCGTACACACCCCTCAAACGAGGTGTCTGTCTTATGGGTGTAAGAAATGATTTCATCATCAATTAAGAGTAAACCATTTCTTTTCGGAAATCCTTCTGTAAAATTTCCATTAATATCAGCACTGATAGAAGTATCAACTGAATCAATATCTGATTGAAGAACAGTAGAATCTACTAATGCATAAAGTTCATCTACCTTGACGTACTTATCAATATTTGTAATAAGATCATATGTCCCACTTTTAAACTCTACTGAAAGATAATACTGTTTTAAAAACTCAACAAGCAGCGGGAAATCATCTCTCACATATGCAGGGACCTGAGATGCGATGATATCTTGAATATTGACTCTATCGATTGCCATTTCTTATTAGTAGCCAGGAGTTGATTGGGTATTATTGAAAGTAGATTGTGCGACTCTATTGGAATTGACCAATATTGTAGAACTTGTGTTGGAAGTAGAAGAAGGTGTGGTTGAAGAGGATGAAGCGGATGAAGTTTCTGCTGCTATAAGTTGGGGGGTGCCGCGTACTAACTCATTTCCATCGTAACTTGGACTTACAATGTAGTTACTTCCAGAGATATCATCACCAGAATCTATCTTATCTACAACACTATTTACCGTAGTATAATTGAGGTCTAATTGAAGATATAAATCTTGAAGACCAATAACGTCATTTGAATAAGGAATAGCAGATACTTCAATAATAGGAACTTTATTTCTAACAATACTCGTTGAAACAAACTTTATTGGATTCAACTTAATCTCACCATGGATATAATCTACAATACCAACATTTTGTTTTACAATTATTGCTTGTTTTGGTGATGCCAACTTAAAGAAGAATAGTTTACCAGTCTTTAATCCCATATTTGGAATGTCTCCAAGATACAATGTATCAGAGATCCCACTGATTTTAAAACCTGACGATCTTACATTGAATCCTTTGTTCTCAGCATCTAATAGATTTGTACCACATTTATCTGTTGAAGAGTTTTTAACTTGGAATCTATTACCATAACATAACTCATATTGACCAAACTTATTAATTACAGGTTCTAAGTCTCTTCTTATCTGAACATTTGTGATATTAGAAGTCGCCGCAATGTTACTATTATCAATTAGAGTTTGATACTTACTATACTTAAATCTTGCTCCAAACTTATTCAATGCAGAGGAAGATGAATATTCAGTAATTGATGCCAAAACATCTGCCTTAATTACACTTCCACTTTGTACCTTATTTGTATTATAATATACATTAGAGTCGGTCTCAATATAAAGATAGTTTAAATCAATTAACTGAACTTGAATACCAGCAACTTTATATCGATTTATTTTTTCAATTAGAAAATCTTTTAGACAAGTAGATAAAAAGACTCCATTGACAGGTTTAATGCTTACAAATACTTTTCCATATTGCGGAGGACTTAAATCTTCTCCACCATATGCTGATACAGACTCTGCTTCAGGATATATGTTAGGAATCAATGCCTCGTAGTCTGATGCTGTGACAGCACGGTTCTGAGATGCGTAAATTTGTGGAGCATATCTTTTGATCGAATCCACAGATTCTATTTGAGCACCAAGTTGAGATGAACCATCAGTAACTAGTGCTGTAATAGCAGTTGTAACAGGAGTTCCGTTATTTTCTATTAACTCTCCACTGAAAGTGAATGAATCAATTCCATTTGCTGCAGCACCTGCAGATATCATATATCCAACTTTTACGACATTTGGTTCTTCTAACTTTTTACCAAATACTCCATCACCAAATAGAAGTTCATATTTTTCGTTTGGTATCTCTTGTAAGAAGTAAACACGAGAATCTGACTTAATATCAATCAATCCACTATATTGGGTATAAGTGGTTTTAATATTCGATGTAGACGATTCTAGAACCTCTACAGTGATTAATGACGTGTCTATTCCTGTATTTGGTAATATAATTTTTTGATTCGGAGTTCTGGAACTTATTGGGAACTGTGTCTCAACAAAAGTTCCTTCGTATATTGTGATATCATAAAAACGTGCTATGCCATCTGAATCAACAGTTTTTATAATGTCTTTCGGAATTGAAAACGTATAATCTTGCGAACCGAATTGTTGAGATGAAATCGCAACAAGACCCTTCTTTAGAGTTACACTTGATGCTGTAGTAGTGGATACATCAACTTCAAAAGAAATAACCGATCTTGATGAGGTACGAGATCTAGGCACATAACCAATATTCCTTGCTAGTGACACTACATTCTCTCGTAGTGTTGCACTATCAATGAATACTTCATTCGTTACCATATTGGCATTGTATGAAGTAATATATGTGTTATATGCTAATGCATCAATAACTGTCGAGAGGTTTGACCCCTCAAAATCGTAATCGGTGAAGTTAGAGTTTGCACGGAGGTAATCCTTTATGGAAACCTTTATCTGCTCAAAATCTAGATTGCTGAAATTTACTAAAGGCATTTTACCTAGTGGGTTCTAATGCAACGGAGAGTTCTTGTGCTGGTACATCTATACCAACAATAATATATTGTATCTTACAATCAAAACGATACTTATCAGGATCTGCTTTGACTTTGACATCAATGAGTTCCACTCTTGGTTCAAACAACTCAATAGTATCTACAATTTCAGTTTGAATTGATGATGCTGTACGTGAATCAATCTGCCCAAAGAGTAGATTGCTTATATTTGATCCTAAAGCAGGATTAAATGGTTTCTCACCAGGTATTGTAAGAAGCAAGTTACGAATAGAACGAGCAATAGCATTCTCATTCGTCAATTCAATCAAATCTCTTTTAAGAGGATTGATTTTAAATGACGCACTCAAATCTTTAAATGCTTTACTGTTCCTTTGGACTGGCAAAATAATACAAGAATTCTACCTTATTTAGACGCTTAATCCTCAGTTAATGTTACTGGTTTAGAACCACAAGTACACTGATGATCAGGGTCAGAACAATCAGTTGTTTCAAAAAGTCCGTCTTCATTAATTTTCTTAAGTTGTCTAGGAGTCTGTTCATCATTTGCAATCTCCCTTAAAAAATTATTCTCAGGCATCGTTGTTTCCTCTCTTAATGTCTTGTTGTGTTTTCCAGAAGTATGACTCCTGATCTCCTAGTCCCATACGATCATAACCATTTTCAACCTGATAATATTCAGTAGAGACTTTAAAGTCAGGTTTCTTTGGTTCTGCTGGTGTAAGACTATTATCATATATTCTCATCCTATTATTAGGATACAAAGCATATTGTCCATTTGCTAGTTCTATTAGGTTATGAGACTTATGCTCTGATGGATTCTCACTGGTTGCATAATCAACTGTATCAGGGTCTTGATGATAGTTATCTAGAGTACACACGTATGTACCTTTAACGGTCCCGTGATCCCTTGTATACAGTTCATAGTCCATAGACCCTATAAACGGTTTTTGAATCGCTACAACACCATAATCCATACAGTTCCAAAACTGTAAGTTCTGTAGATTCATATCAGGGTCGGGTTTTTTTGGTTCCGATAAGAACGCACTAATTGGTAACTTATCATACATTGCACCATATTCTGGTAGATAAGTCTCAAAATAAAATGCACGACCAGGTATACTTTTACATGATACCCAAACACCTTTTACATATTCGCCCCATCCACTAGTATGATCAGTTAAGTATTCTTTACGAACCCATACTTCTACTGCTGGTAGATTAACAATCAAACAAGCCATAGTATACTTTAATGTTTCACATATGTATCTAGACAAAAAAAGAGACCCGAAGGTCTCTTTATCATATTATCGCCCTTGACCACGATAACGCTTTGGTTTCCCATTACGACTCGTAGCAGCATACTTTGTATGTTTTCCTGCTCCTTGTCGAGTCCTCTTAGGTTGAGACTCAATCATTGTTTGTCCCAATAGAGACTTTCTAATC